TAGTTACAGTTTAGAGAGTGCCGATTCTTACAGATTTGCTGGGCAGACAGTTACTCTTTCTTGGTATATGCGAAAAGGTGCAACATACTCAGGCGCGGCGCTTCGTGGCGGTTTATCTTATGGAACTGGAACAGACCAAAACATAGATAACACTTATACTGGTGCAACATCAATTGTGTCTTTTAGTCAGACACCCACAACTTCTTGGGTGCGGTATTCCATTACTGGAACTGTATCTAGCAGCGCAACGGAAATGGCATTTACTTTAGTATGGGACCCAAGCGGTACCGCTGGGGCAACTGACTATTTAGATTTGACAGGTTTCCAATTAGAAATTGGTTCGGTAGCAACTCAATTTATGCGTACAGGCGGAAACATCCAAGGAGAAACTAGCGCCTGCCAGCGTTACTATGTACGCCTAGGCGCAAATAGTGGAGCAGTTGCTGGCGCATATTCAACTTATGGAAATGGTTATTCAACAAGTACCACAGATGCTTCAATAGTTATTCCTTTGCCAACTACAATGCGAGTTGCACCTACAGTGTGTGAGTTTTCAAATGTGGCTATTCAGGACTTTAATACAGCAGTCATAGCAGTTAGTAATGTGACAATCAACTCGGCTTTTGTAAGCCCTACAGCCGCCGTTGTTGCTGCTACAACATCAGGCGCAACAGCGTTCAGAGGTTGCAAGTTGTCAAATAATAACAACACAGCAGGCTATGTCGGATTTAGTGCGGAACTCTAGGAGATGACAATGGATAATGTAACCTTTGTGACAGATGAGCAAGGCGTGGAACACGCAATTATTGACCGAGGCAACGGGGAATATACCTCAATGCAAAAGACAACTTATGAGGCGCAACAGGCACAGGCGGAACACTTCACACCAATAGTTACGAGCGATGAGTAATTATCCGGACGGCACAGCTGCACGGATCATCGAGGTCGCACTAGCTGAAGTCGGCACAGTCGAGACTGGCGAGAATCTGACCAAGTACGGCAAATTCACAAAGGCCGATGGATTGCCCTGGTGTGGATCTTTCGTCAATTGGTGTTTTGACCAGGCAAAAGTCAAGATTCCTTCAATGGTTTCAACGGCTGCTGGTGCTCATAAGATGAAAGAGCTTGGACGTTGGATTGACGATAAGCCACAGCTGGGAGATTTGTGCTTTATGGACTTTCCACATGATGGCGTGGATCGCATCAGTCACATCGGAATCGTGGTCAAGGTAGGTGCGACTAGTGTGCTCTGCATTGAGGGCAACACCTCAGGCGATGGAGATCAACGCAACGGCGGAATGGTAATGCTCAAGCAACGCTATATCGGCAAGGAGATTGTTGGTTTCGCTCGCGCTCGCTTGACAACTTATGCAGGAGAATATCCAGTGGTCGAGCCAATCCAAAAGGTGAAGCCAAAGGAGAAGAAGAAATGAAAGATCTTAAAGCTATGGCGGCTTCGTGGGGACGAAGCTTCTTGAGCAGCTGCATCGCCGTTTATTTGGCTGGTGTAACAGATCCAAAAGCAATCATCGGGGCAGGTGTTGCTTCAATTCTGCCAGTGATTCTTCGCTGGCTAAATCCTAACGACGCACAATTCGGTAAGACGAAGTGAGTGTCGGCGAATGGACGGCGGTGGGTGGTCTTGTTCTTGCGGTGCTCACTGCCATCTATTCGTCAATGCGATTCATGGTGAAGTCGATCATGCGCGAATTAACGCCGAATGGTGGCAACAGTCTCAAAGATCAAGTCTCTCGGATTGAGCATCGTTTAGATCAACTCATGCTGGAGATTGCTCTCAAGAAATAGACACGCCGAGGCGAATCTTGCCAATGTCGGTTGTTGATGTCATTCTTTATTTGGGAGCATTCGACAAGGCTCCCACGGGAGCAAAAATGACAACAAGTGAAATTGGACTATTCGTCCTTATGGCAATTGCGTGCATTCTCTGGTCAATTGTCAGCTATTCAATTGGCTTCAAAGAAGGCCACAAAGAAGGCTATCAACGTGGCCGTTCAGTGGCTCGCCACATCTCACAAAAGGCGGCCATTAAATGAGTTTCCTAGATAACTACGAAGATGTCGCAGCTAGAATACAACGATTCTGGGCGACCTATCCAGACGGCAAGATCCACACATCAATCATGGACGTCAATCTTGAAAAAGGCTACGTTCTAGTCGAGTGCCGGATATATCGCAACTACGAAGATCAAGAGCCAGCAGGTATTGACTACGCATTCGGCAACGTGAACACCTACAACGTCCAGATGAAGAAATGGTTCGTAGAGGACACAGTGACTTCGGCGATTGGAAGATGCGCAGGTCTAGTTCTTGGATCAGAAAAGCGTCCAACAGTTCAGAATATGCAACAGGTTGAGCAAATTGATCCAAAGATTGTTCAAGATAGTGCAAAGGATTATGACTACTGGAACACGAAATTTGGAGACGTGCCATCGTTCAAGACACGCGAAGAGGCAGAAGAGGCAGGCATTCCAACTCTTGGAGTAGCTATTGACACGATTAAAGAGACACTAGGCGGCGTTCAGGTAGCTGCTGCTCCTCTGTGTTCTCATGGTCACATGATCTGGCGTGAATCAAAGAAAGATGCTCCGAAATCTTGGGGCGGATATTTCTGCGTTGAAAAAATCAAGGCCAAGCAGTGTTCGCCAGTGTGGAACGTTCTTGGATCTGACGGACAATGGCGGCCACAAGTATGAGCGCGGTAACGGAAATCATCAACATTGACGAAATGATTGGCCGAACACTTATCGATGGCAAGGTTGTTGCAGAATACAAAGTCGAGAATTGTGACAACTGCCAACACATTCGCACACTGGACAAGTCAGGCTATCAATACAACGTCGGGGGCGAACCTATCTTGTGGTTCTGTGTCGAATGCAGAAAATGACAGTCACAGAAGCTGATGAATGGGCGATTCATAAACGTGCCAGTGAAGTCATATTTGCACAATCAGCCAGTCTGGGCGTAACAGTTCGATATAACACAAAGCTAAACAATCATGAAGCAGTCGCCGAATATGCCGAATCATTAGCTGCAGAATTACTGGTGGCACGATACTTCGGCCTGGACTACGACATCAATGACAACAAAGGCAAAAGACGGGCAGATGTAGGCCAAGGCATAGAGGTTCGCTGGACGTCATATCAAGGCGGAAATCTGATTGTCTATCCGAACGATCGTGATGATGATGTGGCCGTGTTAGTGGTCGGCAAGTCGCCGGTCTATTACATCGTAGGCTGGCTTCCAGTAGCATTTGCTAAGCGTAAGCGATTTAAGAATCCACGTCAGGATTCTTGGTGGGTAGATCAGGGCAACCTGAATCCAATCGAGAATCTAGCCAGGAGCGAATATGCCACTGCTGCGATTTGATTGCTCAATATGCAAGAAGCTTTATGGTGATGGCCGTCGAGAACACCTCATCACAAAGGGCGCTGAATTGACTGAGCACGAATGGTTTGCTCAATGCTCTGGGTGTGGGGCATTCTCGGTCAAACTGGTTGATGATTCGCTGGTGGCTGGCCTTGAGTAAATTTGCATACGCTGATCCGCCTTATTACGGGTGCGGTCAATCTCATTATGGTGAGCATCACGAAGAAGCCGCTATCTGGGACTCAAAAGAAGCGCACTTTGCACTTATCAAGAAACTTGAATCAGAATATCCAGATGGCTGGGTGTTGAGTTGCAATCCGCGAGATCTTCAATGGTTACTTCCAGCGTGTCCGGAAGATGTGCGCGTAGGAGCCTGGTGTAAGACCTGGCATCAGATCAGGCCGACAACGACTCAATTTGCTTGGGAGCCTGTAATCTGGCGAGGCGGCAATAAGAACAATAAAAGGTCGCCAATGGTCAGAGATTGGATAACCTGTGCAGTCACGCGTCAACGAGGCCTCAAAGGAGCTAAACCGGCCACATTTAATCAGTGGGTCATTGACTTGTTGAACGTACAGATAGGCGATGAATTACATGATCTCTTTACTGGCACTAACTCAATGCAGAAGGCTCTGGATACTCCAGTGTTAAACTTCAATGAATAGTTATCCAC